TTTTTGCTTAGCACGAATTGCATCTTGTAATGCTTTTTTACGTTGCTGTGCTGCTTTCTGTGCTGCGGCTGCTGCTGCTTGTGGATTAGCTTGAACTACTGTTCCTGCAGGTGCAGCAACACCTGGCGCTGCTGCTGGAGCTGTAGTTGTGCTGCCTGGTAGCTGCTCATCTAGTTCACCCTGTTTTCCGCGAAGCTGATAATCTAAATAGTGATGAACGATGTCTAAGTAATCAGCTGCTTTAGTGATCTTAGCCTGTACCCATCCTTCTAATCCCTGTTCTTCGCTTACAGTTTTTAGCATTTTATGAAGATCCATAGCGGATTTAGCAGCACGATAAAGATCGCTCTTGGCCATATCTACTTCATGGTCGGGATGGTCTGCTTTTAGATTGGAAGTTGGGATTACTATTGCGTTTTCTACAATATCACGGGTTTTCATTCTCAAGAACCTTTGTTTTTAATATTTATTAAGGTTCCAGGATAAATTCCTTACTATTTGGATAAAATGTCTTATTGGGAGACACAATTTTAGTAAAGATTAAGTTATGATCTGTAACTAAACTTATTTTATGAGTATTATCCAAAGATAGATAACATTCTTCTGCTAATACGAAATTCAAAGGCAAGTCACTAGGGAAAAATCTTTCTATTAGCAGTCTATCATCTACATAAATTCTATATTTCAGTCCGTTTATTTTATCTTCTTCTTTAGCTGTAGTATAACTTAATATATCTTTAGATAGAACAATATTCTTCCCATAATTTATAGATTTTCCTATAGGTCCACACATATAATAATCAACGTCTAATACTCTAATAATGTGTGGTTTATTTTTAATTTCTTGATAATATTCAAAAGCTAGTCTTTTGTTCTGGGGAAAAAGTATTGTGTCCTCAGGTAAATCGTCTATATCAACTAATTGCCAAGTGGATATTGTTAAATCTGATATTTCTCTGAAAATTTTTGTAATTAGATCTTCTTTGATTCCATATTCCTTACAGAGTTCTACAAAAAAAGAATTGTGTGAATTTATTTTATATTCTTGAATACAATCCATTAGTCTTTCAACATTGCCAGTTTTTCGATCTTCAGGCAAATATACAGGATTAATATTTTTAGCCATGGTTCTTTTTTCAAAGATACCTGGGTTTTTTAAAGTATCGATAAAAAATTCATATTTTTGTTCTATCATTTATGAAAATTGAAAGCTCTTTGAAGTTTTTTTTCTAACTCTACTCCGCGAGCTCGTTCTTCCTTTTTTGTTGATTTTTTCAGCTTTTTAGCTTTAGCTATCAGCTGACGCAATTCTGTTTTACTTAGTTGATGTCCATCATCGGCACCTAAGTAAATTGCTACTTTCTTTTTTACGCCTTTAGGTCGACTATCTGATTTGTTTTCTTCTTGGGCGTATTGTTCCCAGAGTTCTTGTATTGTTTGCCAGTCATGGTTGCCTTCATAATCGGTGAGATCTTGGTTACGCATGACTGTGCACTCCTTACGGTTATATTCATTTTGCAAGTTTCCTTAGTAGTTCTAATACTTCGGGGAATCTTTCTGGGCGATACTTGATAGCAATACCACCAGCAGCTTTCCATGCATCGACATACTTACCAAAGTCGTCGATCAGCACATTGGGACGACCCCCCATTTGAGCATACGCTCCTTTGTTGTCTGTAAAGAATACATCCTTTGGAGGCATGTCTCCAAAGTGCTTCTGTATCCAAGCTAACTTACCTGGTGCACTCTTTGGATCATGTTCCAGAGGCTTGCTGCAAATATAATATTCACCATATAAATCAATTGCGGCTTTAACTAGTTCTCTTGCATTTGGAAGCAGTGGTAGATCAATCCAGAATGTAGGATGCTCTCTTACCAAGTCTAATGCATCTTCCTTGTGCTCAATGTCTTTGTAATGGTCTTTGCCATCTAGTTTAGCCCATTCGCCAAAGAAGTCAGCAATAGTGCCGTCCATGTCGATAAAAATTGCTGGCTTCATTTCTTCAGCTTCCTCCATGTGTTTGAACGCTTGCACTCTGCGTTCAACTTTGTTAACCCATTCCTTGCTAGGATGTCCACTACCATGATAGTATTGTAACACCTTCTTGGGGTTATGTCTACTCACCAAAGCCCACTTGCCCTTAACTTTTTTGAGCATTTCATCCAAACTTTCTGCTGTGGCATTTGTTGCTACCCATGCAGGGCCTTGATAACCAGCGGGGAATTGATTAAAGTGTTGTATGGTACGATGCCAACCTTCAATAAGTTCAAACCCTTGTGCAGTCATTTTACCAATTACTGGCTCTTTGCGAACACCACCTTGCTGTTTGGCAAGTGCTGCTTGTGTAGCATGTCGTTCAGCATCTTTGGGAACATTCATCGGATTGGCGCTCCCGCCAGCTCTCATCTTAATACGACGCTGTGTGTCAGGATGTAGTTTTTCTAACTTAAATTCAAAATTAGGAATCAGTTTCCATTGTGTTTGTGCTGACATACCTTCGCCGGCTAACATTCTATCAACTACTTCCTTAGGATTTTCGTTAGGATCGTGCTTGGTTAAGCCTCGATAAATCCAGTCACGCAATACATATTCAGGCCAATTTGGCAAATACGTCTTTAACCAACCGTATGCACCTTGTCTTGTTTCGTCCAAACTTTCTGTTGGTTCATCGCCAGTATGAAGACTTATTCCTGTTATCTGCATATTTCTTGGAAATATTCTGCGAAACTTTTCTTCTGCTTCTTCGGGAGAATCGGCAATTAACGCTACGTTATCTTCTTCACCCGTTTCAGGATCTGTAAAGTTAACCATAAATGTTTTATAATCATGTTCTGTACTTGCTTGTGCTGCTGGTTGTCCACCCACTGTGCTGCCGGCGGCGGCTGCTGCACGACGACGCTGATCTTCCGCATCTTGCGGGTTAGTGTTAGTTTGCAAACCTATGAATGATATATGTGGATATGCTCTTCTAAGGTTCATGTATTGTTCTTGAGCTTGTGAATAGTTGCTGGCAGTGATGCCTATGCTGCGCTCAACGTCATTCTGATCACGATATTTTGCACTGTATGTGGTTAGTGTGGGATCAGTTTCTGCAGCACGTCTCTGTGCACGATCCATTGGCAATGGTTTTGGCTCAGATAGTCTCACGTCCCAATCAGTCTTGTTACGTTGTCTTGCCCAGTCTGTTGCAATATCGTTAGCTTCTTCATCGTCGCGAGCAGTGAAAGTATGGAACACATAATCAGTGCCTATCAAGTAGATCTCATAGGTCTTAGGTGGTGTTGCTGGTGCAGCCTTGCGTTGGCGCTCGCTGCGAGCATAATTGACCATAGCTTTGAGCTCTGAGCGTGTGATAGTGCCAGCTGCATAGCCAGAGAAATACTTGATGCTGTCTATATCATCGGGGAAAGCAGTAGCCATCAGCTTGTATAGCTTTTTAGCATATTCATTCTTCTCTGCTTCTGGATCTGCTGCGATTGCCATAGCGCGGACATAGCGTAGCATAGTGTTCTTAATCTCAGGAATTTTTTCAAAGTAGTTACCGCCTGCACTACGGAACTCAACATAGTTTTCTTTGATGTTCACACTGACATAGCGATCACCTTTTGGAAGCATGCGTCCACGAGTTACCTTGGCTGCTTCGCTGTTTAAGCCTTGCTTGAAGTTTGCCAAAAGTTCTTGTACGTTTGCAGTAGGACTGCGTAGCTGACCACGGATCTTGTCAAGACTGCTTCTGGCGTAGCTGTTGCTCTCACGACCAAATTGTTTCAATACATACTCGTCACCTAAGAACAGTATTAGCTTTAGATGATCAACATTGTCCATAGTCTGTTCAGGTATGCTGACACCCATATGGAAACCAGTTGATTCGTTGGCTTCTGCACCGTAGCTCTTGGCCCAAGCAAAGAAATCATCTAATGCTTTTAAACCTTCGTCTAAAGGCATAGGCGGACTTACAAGTTCAACGCCTGCAGGACTGATGCTGCTGTCTGGTTCAAAAATCCATACACCTGGCTTGCGTGCTGCTGAATGATATCCTCTGCTGACTGTGGCAGTGTATCCTGTCTTTTCTACGAAATCACTTTCGATATCTTCGTAGCTGACATTACCGCCGCTATATTCTGGCTCAGTATAGTAAGGCCAGCTGATATCACCTGCAAACTTGTCATAAATGCCACGCATGGTATCGTATTCTGCGTATTCCATAAACTCACGGAAACTGTCGTCGCCCATGTTGTCAGCTTCCCAGTCTTCGCGAACATCATTTTCAATGCTGCCCCAATAGTTGTTCTTCTTGAACTTTACGGTGTCTTCAATATCTTCATCACTGATGTCTGAATCGTAGTCTTTAAGGAACTTAACGATAGTGTCTCTTGACTCATCGCTATCCAACCATTCTTGGTATTGTTCTGAAATCCATTCGTAGTACTCTTCATTAATACCTTCTAATACACGTTCGACTTCACGACGGCTATTATTACTTTCGCCCCCGGTAAAGAAGCGAGTAATCTGTTGATGCCAGTTACGATCAAAACTAACAACTTCGTCCATGTCCCAGTCTGGTTCAATATCATCATAATTGGGCTCGTCTTCTTCCATGTCTTCAATAGCCATTTCAGCTTCAAAGCCCACAGTCATCGACTTGGCAAAGTCAGTTGCAGCGAATTTCTTTAGTGAGCCTGGGCTCATGCTGACTTCATCAATAACTTCTTCTTTAACTTGCTCGCCACCAGTCTTTTTAAAGATGTAACCCTTCTCAACACTGTTGTCGCCTGCACCATAGAATTCAAATCCTGGAATATGCTGTCCCAAACGACGTGCAATCTTGTCGTATAATTTAATGCGGCTGGGTTCTTTAGTCTTGCCTGTGAAGTAAATCTCGCCTACTTCAAACTTGGCTTCTTTGATGTAGTCTTTCAGTATTTGTGCTACAGTAGCAAAGATACGGAAAGCATCGCCTTTGCCTGTCTTCTCTAAACCAAATGTTGCCTTGTCAGCAAACATTACTTCCACACGGTGTGTGCCATCTGCTAGCGTTTCTGGAACCATGCTGACTACTATTTCCTGACCACCGTCAGTTTGAAATAGATAGCTGTTACCCATCATTGTACGCTTCCACAGCATGTAACGATATGGTTCGTTGGCTAATTCATTAATTACATCTTCACTTACACTGCCGCTTTTAGTCTTCTTGCCTGCACGACGAGCTTTACGTCCTGCACAGTGAGCACGTTGGCTGAATCCTTTTGGATTGTTGCAGTTGATGCTCTTCTTGTACTTCTTGCTCCATGCTTCTGCTATAGATTCTGCTGCAGGTTTGAACACAGGAGTTAAATCCGGGCCAACATATTTGTCCCACTTCTTGCCATCTTTGTCTATAAATGTTCCGTACTTTGTGCCTACTGGAGCATTTGTTGGGAAGTTTTGTGGTTTCCATTCACCATCTTTAGCAGGAACAAATCTTGAAGTTAGATCATGGTCAACATAAGCGTTGATCTTTTCGCCTTTGGCATTTATGAAACTGCCATACTTTGTGCCTACTGCTGCTTTTGTTGGATATCTACTACCTGCTACTTTACCTGGGAGATCATCAGGAATAGAAGGATCATCTAACCATTGAATGGATTGGGCTGCTTGGGCAGGAGCAACTCCGCCACCTGTGGTTTGATCACTGGCTTTTGCTGCACCTGCCGCACTTAATGCGCCCAGGCCCATCATTGCGGCACCAGCTACTTTGCTTTTCCAACCTTCTTCAATACCAGCTAATTCAGTGTAGTAATCTAACTTTTCGTTCAAATGATCTAGCGCAATTTCACGAGCAACTTCGACGTCAGTTGTGTGCTCCATTTCTACCTTAATGCCTTTGGCCAACTCAATGTTAACCTGCTTGACAGTCTTGCGATACTTTTTAGCTAAATCCTGCACAGTAGGTGTAGGTACATCTAAGTCTTTCTCAGCAACATTTTCATTAACTGCAACATAAGCCACAATAGGCTTACCTAATTCTGCTGCTGCTCGCACACGATGATTACCGTCAATAATGCTGCCGCTTGGTCCAATAACAACAGGATCAATGTTTTGATAATGCTTCATTAGATTAATGTAGTGTTGTATTTGCTTTTGATCAATGTGTAAGTTACGACCAAATGGATCCTGATAAAACTTCTGACGTATGCTGCGTAGTGTTTTAGGATCAATCTTCTTCATATACCAGATGTTGTCCAGCACATACTTTAGCATGTCCTTGTTTTTCATCTTGGCATGATGCATCTTGTCATAAAGATTCAGCATTGCTGGACCTTTAATTAATTCATAAAAATTATATCCAATGTCTTCTTTTAGTTTCTTATTGTCTACACCCATGCCTGCACGAACAGCATTGTAAACTTTCTTAGCTAGCGTACCTTTAGTACCAGTTAGCTGCATGAATTTATTGAAGTCGCCTGAGCTGGCTGCACCGCGCACATCAGTTGCACGAATGTCTGCTGCGTCTGTGTTGGGGAATGTAGTGATGTCTTTAAACTTATAATAGCCATTACGCATAGGCACGCCATTATACTTTCTAAAACCTTCCTGGAAATCTCCGATACGCTCTGGATCGCCTACGAAAACCAATGTAGTTTGCTCAGCTGCTTTAGGATCCATTTTGTTATAGATGCTGGTAATAGCATCGTAAATTGTTTTTACATTAGGATCGTATAAAATATGATCTGCATACTGAGGAAACATTTCCTTTAGCAGTGCAACTTTAGTTTCGTAATCTAAAGGATTCTTTTTAGGATCCTTGCTTTGACTGGTGCAGATCCAATATCCGTCTTTACCTACACTGGCAACCTTCTTAAACACCTGTGCATGTCCTAGGTGAGGAGGTTGAAAACGTCCCCAACTAAATGCAATAACTGGTCCTGTTGCTTCAAGTAAATTTGCGATCTTCATTATAGTTTTCCAGTCTTTTTATCCTCAAACATTCTAGAAGGTGTCCAGTTTGCTTGGCTAATTGTTTTAACGAATTGTCCTGGCAGAGGATGTTTAAAGTCTCTCTGTGGGTACGCTTGTGCATAACCTTCAGGACGAGTTTGTCTGATATCGCCATAAGTGCCCTGACTTAACTGTGCGATCATTTGTTCTTTTATGTCTGTAATCATTTCAACTGCGGTCAACACTGCAACTAGACCTTTTTGATCTGCCAGTATCTTTTGCTGTTGACCTGCACTTACGTTATCTTTTACCCATTTGTTAAATGCATCTACTAAGCCTTTGCCACGTAGATTCTGATTTAAGAATTGATATATTATGCTGCCTGGCTTGCTTAGTCCTGGTTTAGGTGCTAAGAAATTGTCAATGGCAGCGGCATTTTTATTGAGAAAGGCCTCAGCCTTATCTAATGCTTTTGTGTCAACTTTGGGCGGTTCACTTACATAAGTGGTGCCCTGCACAATAACATCTTTAGTGCTGAGGTTTTGGACGTTTTCAAGGCGTCCCTCTTCGCCGCTGCCAAAACTTTCATAATAGCCTGTGGCAGCTATCATAACTTTTGCATTTGCAATGCGCTTGCCTAACTCACTGTCTGCACGCACATGAAATTCTGTAACATTTGGTTTGAAATCGTACTCGCCTGTCTTCTTGTTTAACACAGGAGGTTTAGCAGGCCAGAATAAAATACCGCCTTCTAAATAACCAACTTTAGGTGCTGCCTTTTCCAGCAGAGGCCAAGCTGCTGCTACCTGTCTAGCAAATGCTTTTCTTGCTTCTTCCTGACCTGGTTGTGGTCGACTAGTGCCTGCCACAAACTTTTCAACATCTTTAGCATTACTTGCTTTAGTTTTAATACCATTGTCTAACTCTAACTTTCCGCGCTTGGCATATTCCCATGCATTTTTTGGTACCATTCTAAATGTGCCGTCTGCATCTCTGCCCCAATATAGCACAGGCATACCGTCCCATTTGAGCTCTAGGCTACCACCTGTGGTAACCATGTCTCTGAGACGCTCAACAGCATGAAGCCCACCTTTAGATCCGTTAGCAAACACAAGATCTTCTATGTGTTGATACTTACGGCCTACGGCGGGCACTTCTGCTTCTTGTATAATTTCTTTAAATCGCATGATACATTATTTATTGTATCACAAGTTCTCCAGGAACCAAATATATGTGGGTACTTGGAATTTTAATACTAATTTACCATTATACCCTAGGCTGGTCATTTCGGTAAGCACTTCGGGTAAATCTGGGTGCCATTTTCTATCTGTATAAAATTTTGAATTTATGTAAAGAATATGTCCCAAGCTAATTTCATCTATTTCAATATCTTCAACAAACAATAATTGATCTTTGATAACTTTAGTAGCTTCTGGGCCGTCTACTATTGTTTCGTCCCATGTTTTCTTATAGAGTTCGACGGTGATAGTATGCTCGCCTTCAGCTAGCTTTCTTGAAAAACTAATAATTTTTTGTTCTTTATCTTCTCTTTTTTCAGACACTTTAGTATTTTCGATTAATTCATCGTTTAACCATACTTTAGCACTAGGAGGATTATTCCACCAAGCAGAAGCCAGTACTACATTAAATGTAACTTCTTCCAATTCTTGATCGCTCATTTCTTCTTCCTTGATTTTGCTTTTGTTGTTTTCTTTTCTTCAATTACAACTTGCTGTTGAACTTCTTCAACTTTAATTAACGGCTCACCGTTATGTTGAACATTTAGCAATACCTTTTCAAGCTCTTCAACATTACCTTCGTAAGTGTGATAGCCTGTGTGGTTTAGCTTGATCTTGGTGTCAGCAAAGCAACGTCCGCCCATCAAACGCCAGCGATAGCAGAATGTCCAGTCTTCTGACAGATAGTTCTTATGCTCATCGATCAGTGTGTCAAACAAGCCATACATGAATGGCTCATACTGTGCACCAATACCCACGTTGTCGTTATACTTTAGTTCAGGATGATGTTCGATCATCTTTTCAATAACATGACGCTTGACACAGAGGAAACCTGTGCCCAATGTGCTGACTTCAATAAGTCCACGATCTAAATCATGCACAGGATTTGGCACAGTATTGATAACGTACTTGATTGGAATACGCTTCATTGGATATACACCGCCTACCACATCCTGGTTGTGACAGATAAGTCGCAGGATGCTTTCAGGATCAAACCCTAGATCAACGTCAATAAAGAACAAGTGTGTAGCTGCTTTGTTAAACAACATCTTGGCTACAAGGTTATTACGACCGCGAGTAATAAGCGATTCGTTAACCATTGTGTCGATACTGTAATTCAATCCGATTTTCTGTGCAATAATACAGAACTTGATCATTGAAATAAAAGTAGCTTCGTTACAGTTGCCGCCGTACATGGGCAAACAGAAGTGAATGTGCTGCTGACGCAGGAAGTCTAGGGTTTGTTGATCTATGTTCATGTTGTTCTTTCGTTGATTAATTCTTAATAATTTCTACTAGTCTGTTAGCACCCACTAGTTCCTGGATGATTGCCTGTAGCTGTTCTACAACTTCACCGTCGAGGATAACTGCTTCTGGTTGGTCATCTCTAAGTAGTTCACTAACTTTGATAATAATAGCATCTTCGTTGATCTTGGCCATAATTAACTCCCAAGATTACTTAGCCTTGGGTTTCCTGCCACGCTTTTTTCCTGACTGCTTCTTGCTGCCGTCGGCTTTGATATCAAATGCCTGTGCGAGACGTACAGGATCCATCCCATCGATAATGGTAATTTTTTCTGCAGGAACGCTGTACTTCTTACCGCTGCGGTGGCTAGCACGAAACTTTAGAGCACCATCTTCAAAATATGCACGATCAACAGTTAGAGCCAACTCTTGTTCTCCAGGCATACCGCCCATGACAATCACAGGACATTTTGCAATAATTCTAGTATTGTTGTTAATTACACCACGATCAATTAGTGCCTGTGCGAGTTCATTATGCATTTTTGTTTTTCTCCATTTGCTGATAGACTTTTTTGATTAGTTCAGGTGCCATAAAATACATCATCATGACAGTGTCTTGGTCGTTGCAGTAGACATATTCATCTCCCCACAACACACCTCTTTGCAGTCGGCGTATAATTGTGTCACTGGGGCAAGTGAAATGTTCAGGATTGCTTTGAATATAACTTGCCAGTGCATGGCAAACACCCTGATCCTTTTTGCGTAGATACTTGAAATAAATCTTGTACTTTTTATCAGGATCAAACTTAGTGACAATCTTAACATCTGTGGGAACATTGTCCAACTGCAACAATCCGCCAAAGTAATCGTCGCTAGTGTAATGTAGTCTATAGTTGTATTTCTTAATTTCATTATGGTTGGTTAAGAAATCAATCAAAGCAACATCGCTGGTAAAGATACCCAAGTCTACTTCCATGCGACTGCGGAAATCAAAGTCACTGTCTGCATTGTTCAATTCTTGCACAATGCTGTGTCCAGTTTGTTGAACCTTACTGGCCCAATGCCATCCAGATTTACCATGTGGCATATTGTTATCTACTCGGACTTTTTCTCTCACAAGAAATTCAAACTTGAAATTGTACTTGTTGTACCAGACACCGTGGTATGGAAGCAGCTTAGTCGCTCGTTTAGAACGACTGAGCTGTTTCGTTATGTCCTGTACCTGTTGCTGCGATAGTTTCAACTGTCATCTCCAATTTGCCGTCTAGGGCTTGTATCACGATTGTAACACCACTCTGTAATTTGTCAAACAGTATTTTCTTACTGAGTGGTACTTTGATTTCTTCGTGAATCAAACGGCTCATTGGACGAGCGCCCATCTTGCTGTCGTAACCTTTTTCAACTAGGTAATCCCAAGCCGAGTCAGTTAGTGCAATGGTAATGCCTCTGTCAACCAATTGAGTATTGACTTCTGCGATAAACTTTGCAGCAATCTTCTTGATAGTTGCCTTATCAAGTTTGGTGAATTTAACAATAGCATCCAAACGGTTACGGAATTCTGGTTTAAAGAAGTCCTTAACAGCCTTGTCGTCTTCACCTGTGCGTTGGAGGTCACCAAACCCAATGCTGTTCCTCTCGTTGTCAGCAGCACCAAGGTTTGATGTAAGTAACACAATGGCATTACGACAATCTGCCTTTTTACCATTGCTGCCTGTTACAAAGCCTTCATCCATCATCTGGAGTAGGATTTGTACAACTTCTGGATGAGCCTTTTCGATCTCATCAAATAGGATAATGCAGTGTGGATTCTTAGCCACTTCGCTAATCAACAAGCCACCTGCAAGGTTAGCATCATCGTAGCCAACATAACCTGGAGGGCTACCAATCAGCTTGCTGACAGCATGCTTTTCTTGATACTCACTCATGTCAAAGCGGATCAACTTCATGCTCAGCTGATGGCTAAGTTGCTTGGCCAGTTCTGTTTTACCTGTGCCTGTTGGTCCAAGGAATAGGAATGAACCAATTGGACGATTGTGTGCTTTAAGACCAGCATAGCTTACCCATACTCGATCCAGGACCTTGTCCACTGCTTCGTCTTGGCCGAATACATGCATCTTGACATCTTCTGCAATCTGCGGAAGATCAGTTGCCTTTTCTTCCTGACCAAACTGGCTGGTTGGAATACCAGTAACACGACTTAGTTCTTGCTTGATGTTGTCAAGTGTAACATCACGATTTGCGTCGTCAGTTGAGTTCTTTAGGGCACAAGCTGCGTCCATAAGGTCGATAGCTTTATCTGGCAGTTTCTTATCGCTTTGATAACGATGGCTTAGTTCAACTGCTGCATCAACTGCATCATCATGCAGTGTTACATTGTGATACTTTTCGTAAATCTTCTTGAGACCATGTAGGATCTGCTTGGCGATTGGCACACTTGGTTCATCAACACTGATGCGATTGAATCGGCGCATAAGTGCACGATCCTTTTCAAAGTGCTGTGTGTATTCTTCCCAAGTGGTTGAAGCGATAACCTTTAGATCGCCGCGAGCCAATGCAGGCTTCAGCATATTGGCAAGGTCAACACTGGAAGTGCTGCCAGCACCTGCACCCTTAATTTGGTGTGCTTCGTCAATAAACAAGATGATCTTGTTCATTTCCATAAAGGCCGCCAATAGCTCTTGCATACGCTCTTCAAATTCGCCACGATATTTTGTGCCAGCCAGCAACTGTCCAACACTTAGGCTATAGATGGTCCAGCCTTCGAGGAACTTGGGAACATCCTTGCGAACAATTTTTTCAGCAATGCCTTCTGCAATAGCAGTCTTACCAACACCTGCATCGCCTACCAGCAACACATTGCTCTTGGTCTTACGAGCAAGCACTTGTGCAATGTCGTCGATTTCTTTTGCACGGCCAATAACTGGATCAATCTTGCCTTCTTCAGCAAGTGTGTTTAGGTTAGTGCAAAGTTCATCTACAATGCTGTTGGATGGTGTCTCTTGTTTGCGTTCGCTACGATTCTTGTTGTACTTTTCAACAATCAGTTCTTTATTAGCACCAAAGCGACGAAGGAAGTAACTGGCATGACTTTGCTGTTCTGCTAGTATGCTGAGATATAGATCAAGGATGGTTAGGTTTTGCCGACCACTAAACAATACCTGCGTAAATGCACGATTGAATACACGCTCTAGGCTGTGTGTTTTTTTAGGATCTTCTTTGAGTACACTGCTGGCAGTGTTGTCTCTAATCCAAGTTTCCAGTTCTTCAATTAACTGATCGGTTTGAATACCTGCATCGTTGCAGGTTTTATAAAAACCTTTTTCATGTAGAATGGAAAGCAGTAGATTTTCTACGGTGATATATTCGTAGCCATTTTGTCTGGCGTATTCTTTTGCGGTTTTGATAATGCGATCAACACTACCGTTGCTGGAATATTGTTTCATACTTTACCTAGTGTGTTCCTTTTAATTAATATAGCAGGTCTTTGCACAAAGTCAAGTGTTATATCAAGTATTTATGGGCTTAATGCTCTGGATTTCTGCTACTAAATTTAATTGTTCTTTAGTTAAATTGTTTGGTACTAGCACATTTACACGGATTAAGAACTTGCCTCTGACTCCTCGACTATTAACGGGAAAGCCCTCATCAGTAATACCAAAAGTTGTACCGTTCTGTGTGCCTGGTGGAATTTTTAAATTGATTGTTTTGCCACTGGGAGTATCTAAATACATTGCAGTACCTAGTATAGCTTCGAAACAATCTATAGTTAGGTTAGTAGTAATATTTGCGCCTTGTCTTTCAAAACGAGCATGTGGTTTAACTTCTACAACAATTTCTAAATTGCCTCTAGGCCACTGTGGAAATTCATTGTCACCTTTACCACGCATGATAAAGTTACTGCCATTTTCAATACCCGCAGGTATTTTAACAGTGATAGTTTCTTGCCCTTGGCTTAGTTTAATGTTTAATATCTTTTCTTGATCTTTAAGTGTGTCTAAAAAGTCCAATTCTATTTTGACACGAATGTTTCTGTTTTTAGGTCTGTTGTTTTGCTGTGCGCCAGTAAAAACATGAAAGAAATCACTACCAAAGTTAGCAAATATTTCTTCATCAAATGTAAACGGACTGCTGCGATATTCATTATTAAACCCTTGACCAAACTGAGGGCGAGTTTGTTCATAATCATATGCTGCACGTTTTTGGGGATCACTTAGCGTATCGTATGCTTCGTTAATTTGTTTCATCATCTCTGGGCTTCCGCCTAAATCGGGATGATGTTGTTTGACTAATAAACGATATGCTGCTTTGAGTTCTTCGGGGGAGGCTGTTTTTGCCACCCCCAAAATGTCGTAATAATTCATACTAATAATTAGCTGATATTATGATTTACCTTGTAGCTTTTCTTGTCCTCTGGTCCATGCTGCTACACCGAGGATAGCACCAAATGCCATGTGAACTAAGCCACCGTTTTCCAGTGTGATACTCTTCCAAGGAACATAAGGTATTACAATACCAAATGCCTTAAAGATTACAGGAAGGAAGATAGTTAATGCAGGGAAGATTACGAAGTCTGCTAAGCAGATCAACATGTATAACCAACCCATTGCAGGACGCCAATATTGCTTGACCCAGCTCTCATCCATGCGCTCCTTTTCCAGCTCCAA